CGTTGACATGCTGACACTGGGTAGCATTGGAATTGCATTGAGCATTGCTGCTTATCCAACCTCGGATGAGGCGAACGAGTTCGATACATGAGGTTTTTCGACCGCAGTAAAGTCTGCTTTGGGTCGAAAGCAGCGCTTCATGGGCGCTAAAGGCGACCAAAAAAATACTGCTTCACTTCGGCCAGGCCTGTACCGTCTTCGCGTGTCGCGCCGCGCACTCCGCATACTGGCGTAGCAGCTCGATTGCCCATCCCTGCCACACGTCGTAGTCGGCTGCAGCAGGGTGCTCGACCGCCGGGCACGGCGCAGCCAGCGCGCTATCGAGGTATGCTTTTGTTGGCGGCGTCGATTGCGGCATCGAGGTTTTGCACCCTCCCAAGATCAGGGCGGCAATCAGCAGGCAGAGGTTTCGCATTGCGTAGCTCCTTGGTGAGCGCCGACATTCGCGGCTCCAGGGTGGATTGGATGGTGGCGAACTCGGTGGCCGCCTCGGTGATGCGCGCGGCGTCGGACTGCAGCGTGGTCAGCGCCAGCTCCGACTGGCTGCGCATCGTTTCCGCGTGCGCGCGCTGCAGCTCGGCGATCTCGGCATCGTGCCGCCAACCATTCGTGAACCAGCCGGCGGCGCCTGCCAGCGCCATCGCCAGCAGCAGGCCCAGGCCGACCGCCAGCGCGCGGTACTGGACCGGGATCATGGAAGCCCCCTGCCGACTGCGACCCCGAGCGCCGCCGCGCTGCCAGTCAGCACCACGTACGAGATAGCGCGCGCGGCGCCGGGCGTGAGGTTCTGCCTCGAGAACATCGACGTCGACCGCCGCGCTGGCGGCAGCGAGCCGTTGTGCATGTCGACGAAAGCTTTGACCACCAGCAGCGCGCCCGCCAGGAAGCCGAGAACGCCGAACAGCGTGCACGCCAACGCGAGCAGGGGATAGTCGAACCAGTTCATGGAATCCCTTTCAAGCACAGCTCGCGCTCAGCCTGGCGCCGGCGCGTGAGGCCGCGCACTTCCTTGCCGCCTACTTTGTTCCACAGCAGTAATGCATTGCAGGCGCCGACCATGTCGCCGGCGTTCGTGCGCCGTGCCATGCTCGAGCCGCAGAAGCCGCTCACGCCGATGTTGTAGGCGACGTCGACGAAGGCCACCTTCTGACCATCGGTCAGCCGCGCAAGCGGAATGCACATCGCGATGCCGGCGGCGTGCCGCTCGAGGTCGCGGTCGAGCTGGGCGCGGCACTGCGCGGGCGTGTACGTCTTGCCCCAGGCCGCGTTCTCGGTGGCGCCGGTACAGTACGTGAGCACGCCGGCCATGTCCCGGTAGGTGGTGTACTTGGTGTCTTCGAAAGGGGGCGTGAATTTGAAAAGCGCGGTAGCGGCCACGACGCCGACCAGCGCCATCAGGCCGCGCCGCTGGGTAGGTGCGCTCTTAACCATTGCCGTTCAGCGCCGGCTGGGCCACGACGCGGGCGATCGCCGCGCCGAGCGATGTCAGGCCGGCGGCCACCACCAGGATGGGCGCGGTGCCGCTGGCGTACAGATGCATGCCGGCTTCAACCGCCGAGGCGATGGCGGCCAGCAGCGCGAAGCGTACCGACCAAAGTTTCGGGAATTGCGCGCGTGCGTCGTCAATGAATTTCATGGTTTTTCCTGTATTGGCAAATGCGGTTTTGATTCGGGGGCCTGAAGCTGGGCGAGGAATTGCGCCAGGCGCACCTCCCGTTCGTGGCACTCAAGTTCGGCCAGCCGGTTCTCGCGCGAGTTGCGCTGGTGCGTGTACCAGGCATTCAGCAGGAACGTCAGCAGCGCGGTGAGGATGCCGACGATGACGCCGACCTGCGTCAGTGTCAGGGAGGTGGCGACCGTTACTGCAGCGCCGGCGTAGCTGCCGACTTCCGGCGGGGTGGTCTTGCTGATGCTCATTGCTGCCTTTCGATGGGACGAAAAAAAACCCACCGAGGCGGGCTGTGTCTTGCGGTTTGCGACCGGGCCCGGGTGGGCCGCGAGGATTACAGCCGTGCAGCGGTGATGAAAAGTTCGTCGAGCTCGTCGTCGTCCAGGCCCAGCGCGGCACCCATCATCACGACGAGCGGGCTGTTGCGGGCAACGACGCTCGAATAGTCCCACTCGATGCGCGCGGCCTCGCGGTCCGGACTTGACAGCGATTCGATTGCGGCGTCGACCTGGCCCAGCACGCCGCGCGCCAGCAGTGCCAGGCGGGCTTGGCGCATGCTCACCTCTTGCGGCACCAGCACCTTGTCGCCTTCATCGATCACCGCTTGCTCTTCGGGGGTGGCTGCGCGCACCGTCCATTGCTGGACCCATGCACCGTCGACCAGTTCGATTGCGCCAGGCTCGGCGACTTCGCCGGCCGGCACCGGTGGGCGCTGGCTGGCCAACGGGAACACACCAGCACCGGCCAGCGCTGCCTCGGTGATTTCGCTCTCAAGAATGATGCTCGCCGAGTCCCACAGTGCGCGTCGGATTTCGCCGTGTAGGGTGAACACCTTATTAGTCACTGGTTGGTAGTACACAGATACTCCTTAAAAGTCTTGCGTGTTCGTCGATGGATAGGAGCGCTCGGTTCCCCAGATAGCCCGCCCTGCTCCTGTTTCACCGTTCATCCCACGCGCCAACGCAACCGAGCCTGACCGAGCACCACTGCCGCCAGCGCCGTACTTTTTGCCGTCGCCGCCAGAGCCGGGGTTGCCATCTTTCGACGCAGATGTTCCGTTGGCGCCGGCTGCTCCCTGACCTATGATCCCGACACCGCCGCCTTCGCCACCTTGGCCACTGCCCTGGTAGCCTGAGCCCGGTGCGCCGCCGGTACCGGTGCCGGCATCGCCTGCATATCCGCCAGCGCCACCACCACGGCCGCCGGCACCGCCGTCTACGGCTTCAGCACCGGACGCTGACAGTGCGCCATTACCTCCACCGACGAACGACCCATCGGCTTTCGCGCCGAGTGTCGTGCTCGTTCCCACCTTGCTCACGAATGCGTGGCCTCCGGCCGCTTCAAGCAAGGTGGTGCTGCCGCGTAGCAGGCGCGAGCGCCCCGCCGATGTGCCGTAGGTGGTATTGGTGGTGGTCGCGCCGACGCCGGCCGTGCCAATCTCGACAGTGAGCGTTTCGCCAGGCACGACAGGGAGATCGCGAATCCATCGGAGATCGCCGCCGCCGCCGCCTTTGCCGCCTTGACTGGGTGCCGAGCCGCCGTTGGCCGTCGTGCCGTCGGATCCGTTTCCACCGCCCGCACCGCCACCGACCAGCACCACGCTCCACGAATAGACGCCTGGTGGAATCACCACGCTGTAGGTTCCGGGCGTCGTCCACTGCACCTGCCCCACTGCATCCTGAGCAGCTCCGAACATCAGCCTGAAAATGGTATCGTCCATGCCGGATCAGTTGTCGTAAGGTTGGGTTACGACCAGCCGCCAGCGCGCGGCCCCCTTGTTCGTGGTGAAGAACAGCAGCAGATAGGTCTTGCCGGCGATGAACGAGGGCACAACGTTGTTCCCCGTCTTCACCGTGGACGGCAGGGTCAGCGTGCCGCCCGTGTAGGCAAGCTCAATGCCGAAGCTGAATCCATCAGTCGGGCACTTATCAAATACCCAAGTCTGGCTCGCTCCCATGGCGCGCGTGAAGAAGTTCCCGCTCGACAGATCGAATGTCGAGCTTGCAGTCGGACGCACCGTGAACGACCCGGTGCCGAACAGCGGCATCCACTGCCCGGCAGTGTCGTTTGCCGGGTCAACCGTGCCAGCACCGGCCACTTGGCGGCGGTACGGCTGGAAGTTCACCTGGCTGATCACCTGAACGTTCTTCGCGTAGGTCATGCCGCTAATCCAGGCCGGGGCGTTGGCACCAGCGATTGCCGCTAATTTGGCCGCCTCGGCACTTTGCGCTGCCTGCTCGGCAGCGGTTGCCCGGGCATTCACATCGGCAGCGGTCTCGTTTGCTTGGGTGGCGAACGCGTTGAGCTCGACCGGGAGGCCGCGCTGCGCCAGCACCGAGGCGGCGGCTACCTGCGCGAATTCGGTTCGCGCGTGGACCGCAGGATCCGGCGCCGGCGGCAAGGCGGTGATGCGTTGCGAAATGGTCATACAAGTCCTTTAAATTCAATTCGGGCGGTCCGTCCGTTGCCGCTCTTGGGGACGTCCCATTGGCCCAGGAAGCCGTAGCCGATACCCATTGCGTAGGCGTCGCCGACAATGACGCCGATCTCGGTGTCGGTGAATTGCCGAAGGACGCGGTACGCTTCGTCTTCGCGGCCGGCAGGAATCATCACGTCGAAATTCATGCGCGGCGCGTTGTAGCGCTTGACCATCTCGATGTTCCCGAAAGTGTCGGCGTTCGACGTCGAGTAGCTCAGCACGCCGGCACTGAAGCTGGCCGTTACCTTGCCAATCACCAGCGGCTTTCCGACCAGGCAGGCGCCGATCTTCGCCTCTCCTGGCCCGTTGTCGATCGCCACGGTGAGCGTTGCGGATGGGTACGGGGGAATGTCAGTGAACACTGCATCGCCGGCGCGGATTGGCTCTTCGTAGTAGAAGTCGTACCAGTTGTCGACCTCGTGCCGGACCAGACTCTGCGTCTTGACATACCCGCTCTCGGACTGGCTCACCGTGACAGATGCGCCTTCCATGTTGAGAAGCATGAGCGTGCCGGCCACCACGCCAGGCTTGACCGAGAAGGTGAGCAGGCCCGGCGCCGTGGTCTGGCTGTTCACCGCCTTGTCGAAGACCTTCCAGCGGTTCGTTGCGCCGAGCGGCAGCCACTTCAGCTTTTCCATGAGCACCGCCGTGTTCCCGTCGGCCAGAGACTCGTAGACCAAGTTCGCTGCGTCGCGCACCTTTGCGCCCTTGGCGTATGTGCCGGCTACCCAGAGCGGCTCGGTGATCGGCACGTTCGAATACACCAGGCCGGCCGCGCCCACCACGTCAGCAGCGCGGGTGACTGCGCCGCTGCTGGTGCGGATCGGGCTCGTAACGCGGTCACGCTCAAGCTGCGGCAGGCCAATGCGGACGGTCACGTCAACCTCGTAATTCCCGCCATTTCGCAAATTAAGGTCCAGGCGATGCACGACAGAAACAGTATCTTGCGCCTTAATCTGGCGCGTGTACGTCAGCCTGTTGTCACGCAACGTCGTGTGCGTGGGCGCAGTGGCCTTGGCGGTAGCTTCAGCAATCGTTCCATCCGCCCTAAAAGCAATGATGTAGTGCTCGAATGCCTGAAGTTGACTGATCCGGGTTGGCCCTCCATTCACCCGCGCGAATACAGACGAGGACCAGACTTGATCGGCGGCCGCCGGAATCACGTTGGTAAATTGAAATGTGTATTCTGGAAGAGCGATTGCCCCAACGGTGCCGAAAATCCTTATATCGACAAATTCGATTCCGCTATCGAAGTTCCTTCCTAGAATTTGCCTCGTCAAGCCGGGAACATTAGTGGAAGCAAACCAACCGGTCGGCAGTGTTCCGGGTATTCCTGTCGCCACCCCCTGCACTGTGCTGTTGGGAGAATGGTTTGTCGCCTCTGGCTCGATTAATGCCGCCGGCCCTCTGGTCAGGTCAGCGGGATCGTACGTCAGGCGCAAGGTATTCGGCGGCGCTGTTTGCAGCGTGCCATTCGCATCGTAAAAAGACCCACCACCGCCGCTGAACGAACTAGCGGTGGTAGTCGGGGTCAGCCTGACCAATCTGAAGTCAGACGAATTCATGAAGGAACCTCCTCTTTCGTGCGCATTGCGTTATATCCGTCGGTGACGATCTCCATACCGTCAGCAAGGCGCCGTGTATTCCGCTGCGTTTCATCCTGTGCTACCAGAAGGTCACCGATGATCGCTTCCTGCCGCGCGACGGTTGCGGTCAATCGATCGACTGCGCCGGCTAACACATCGTTGTTCGCCGGCGGGCTGGCCAGGCGGCGCATCAGCTCGCGGTTGTCGGCCGCGGGGATGATGCGTTCGCCCTGGTGAATCTGCGCTGGCATGTCGGCGGGCACATAGTTGGTGCCGACGGCAAACCCGCGCAGCTTCTTCTCGGCGCTTTCCTCGAACGTGTCGCGGATCGAGCCCAAGCTGATGCCGCCCTTGAGCCGGTCGATCCAGTAGCTCAGTCCGGCCGCATCAGCCGGGCGGCCGAACACGTCCTTGTAGAGCGCCTGAATCTGCGCCTCGGGCGAACCTTTGATCGAGCCGATGATGGCCTCGGTCGAGATTCCGCCGGCGGCCCGGTCCTGCCAGTAGCTCAGCCCGGTCGCATCCGGCGCACGGCCGAGACTGGACTTGTAGGCATCGCTGATCTGGCTCGTGGCCGAGTTGTACGGGTTCGCACCCGCCGCACCCATCGCACCGTGCAGCGCCTGGATGGCCTGCTCGATCGACAGCCCGATCGTGCTGATGCCCTTGAGGACGTCGATCTGCTCCTGCTCGCGCTCGAGCATGTCGTCGTACTGCTTGACCTGCCCTTCCAGCGCTTTCAGGCTCCGCTCTTCCGCCGACAGTGATTTGTCGGTGATCGCGGCCAAGTCGGTGATGCCGTTCTTGGTCGCATAGAAATCGCGCAGGTAGTCTTCCTGGCTGGCAAACAGGCCGGTCGATTCCTTGCCGATCACCGACAACGCGTTCTTCAGGTCGTCAGCTTTCGGCAGGATGCCGCTGGCCTTGGCGATTGCCAGTGCCGCCTGGATCTGCGCCTGAGCAGCAGCGCGGTCGTTCTTCTCCATGCCTGCCACCGTCAACCCGTCGAGCGTGCTGCGCAGCGCCTCGGAAAGCGACCGAGTCTTCTCGACGGCCTTGGTGCGCACGTCGATCTCTTCCTGCGTCGCCTTCTTCTGCCGCTCGACCACCTTCTGCAGCGCCGAGAACGCGCCGTCGACGCCGGACATCAGCGCGGCAGCACCAGCCTTGACCTGGTCGGCTGCCTTGGCGGCGGCCTGCAAGTCCCACAGGTTCTGCGTCGCGCCGCGCAGCGCCGGATCCAGCGCGGCCAGGGCGTTGATGTGCTGCTGCGACAGCACCGCTGCAGCGCCAGCCTTGTCGCCGGTCAGCTCGTAAATCTGCGCCTGGATCGACAGCAGCGAGTTGGCCGTACCGAGCGCCGCGGCTTCGTCTTCCAGTGCGTACACACGCTCACGCAGTGGGCGCAGGGACGCGTCCATTTCACCGAGCTCGAGCGCACGGGTGGCCGCCAGCGCGCCGGCCTTGTCGCCCAGCAGTTGCATGATCTGGATTTCCAGACCACGCTTACTGCTAGCCAAGGTGGCCGCGGCTTCCGCCGCTGTGTCGCTTGCCTCCTTCAAGTAGTCGGACACAAGCTTGTATTGCGGGCCCAGCGCCAGAAGCCCGGCGTAAATCTTGGCGCCGGCTTCGTTGGCCAGCGCGCCCGACTTGACCAGACCCTGCGCCGCATCCTTGAATTGTTCGCTGGTGGTAATGCCAGCAAACCCGAGGCTTGCCAGCTTCTCGTTCAGCGGGCCCTGTGCGTTGGCGACCCGCTCGGCCTGCGACAGGAAGTTGTCGTTGAAGAAGGTGGTCTTCTCCGCCAGCGCTTCGATGCCGCCGGCCAGCGCCACCAGGCGCTCGCGCGCCTCGATCGAATCCTTCCCAACTACCCCGAAAGCGATCTGCGAGGTGGCACCCATCATCAGCAGGATCTGGTCAACCGCGCTGAAGTTCACCGCCAGGCGCTGCAAAGTGGCCGACGCCTCTTCACCCTTCTCCTGAAATTTGCCGATTTCCGGCAGCAGTTCCGCCGCCACCGTGTTGGCCACGCCGACGAAGAACTCGGCGATCGCTTCCTGGTTGGCTGCATCATCCTTGCCGAGCGCGATCTTGATGGCCTGCGAACGGCTGGCGATGCTGGCCGCGTTCAGGCCGAGCACGTCAGCGAAGTCAGCCGAAGACGCTTTGATCGCGTCGTATGCTGACGTCAGGCCGGCTGAAACTTCGGCGCCGACCTGGTTCTTGTCGACGCCCTCCTTGTCGCTGCGGAACCATCCGCCCTTTTTCACCCAGGCGGCATCCATCGTTCCCGAAAATCCGCCAGCGCCCAGCGATCCATTGAGCGTCTGGTCGCCGCTGTATTCCTTCGGGCCACGGCCAAACGCCTTCTTCCCGATGGTATAGACGGCCAGTGCACCAGCGACCCAAGGCGCTGCAGCAGCGAGTCCGGACAGCCCGGTCGCGATGCCGCTGGCGACATTCGAGCCGACCACGGACGCGATGCCATTGCCGATGTTCATGCCCAGCGCTGAGGTCAAGCCAGAGCCAATGCCCGCGCCATTCAGGCCGCCGGCCAGGCTGCCGAGGAAGCCGGTACCGAGGCCGCCCGCAACAGTGGCGCCGCCACTGACCATGCTGTACAGGTTCGACACACCGCTGGCCGCACTCGCAAAGCCGCCTGCCGCGCTAGACGCACCTGCCGCGCCTCCGCCCAAGCCCAGGGTGTTCGTCAGGCTGGCAGCCAACGGGTTCACCGTTGCAGAAATGATCGGGCGCAGCACCAAGGTACCGAACATGTTCTTCAGCGTATCGACCAGGTTCTGGCCGAAGTCTTTGCCCGACTCGAAACCGCGCAGCAGCGCATCGGTGAGCGACTGCTCGATCGATTCCGATGCGCGCTTCCACTCTTCCGCAGCTTTCTTCGCTGCGTCGACCTGCTCCATCGCGGCGACGGCCGCGGTGCTGCGCTGCTTCAGATCGATCAGCTTTTCCAGATTTTCGATCTCGTCGAGCGTCAGACCTGCCGTCGAGCGCTGCGCCAACTGCTCCTGCAGGCGCGCTACTTCCAGCGCCTCGACCGCCGACTTGCTCATGCCGTACGTGCGGGCCAAGTCCTCATTGCGAACCGCTTCAGCCTCAGCATCCTGCGCACGCTTTGCGTAGATACCGCTGGTCGCCTCCAGGCCCTTCGAATAGCTGTCTTGGAAGTCGCTCACCTCTTTCAAGGCGCGGAGACGATCTTCCTCGGCCTGTTTTGCAAACGGCTGTTGGGCGATGTATGCCTCAACGGTAGCGCGATAGGCTTCGAGCGACTGCTTGCCGGCGCTATAACCGGCTGACAGTTTGAGGAGGTTGTCCTGGTAGTCTGGATCAACGCCCGCGCTCTTGCCGTTGATCCGATCCACCAGGTCGGCATATTCCTTGGCGGCTGTCGCTTGGCTTTTGAGCGCCTTGGCAGAAACCGGGTCCGCGAACTTTGCGCGCACCAACTTCTCCATTTCTGGCGGGATTGCACCGAATTCCTTCTTCAGCTTGTCAAGTTCAGCTGCCAACCGCTGCGCCGAGGAACCGTTCTGCGCATACCAGTCGTCTAGGCGGGCCGTCCGAGTGCGCAATGCAGCCGTGGCCACTTCGCCTTGGAGCGATTTCACGCGAGACATGGCACCCTCGTACTTGCCCGAGAGCTCCACCTCCTCGAGCTGGAGCATCATACGGGCCCGGGCATCGGTACCGGCGGCGGCCTGGGCCGCTTTGTTTGCGTCGAGGGCTGCCTTGGCGCGTGCGAGTCCGTCCTTATCGACCTCGCTGACCCCGCCCAGGTCCTTAATACGCGGCTCGGCAGCGGCCAGCGCATTGCGCTCACGCAGCTTCTTGATCTGCTCGTCGAGGCGTACGATCATTTCTCCAGTCGATTCTTCGGTCGACTGCGTTGCTTGATCGTTTGCCTGCTCAGCTTTATTGCCAAAAACCGCCCACGCGGTCGCGGCGATGCCGAGAACTGCGATTACGGCACCGACAGGGCCGCCCAGAGCGGTGAGTGCGGCACCAGCCAAACCACCAGAAACGGACGCAGCACGTGCCGCCGTCGCTTGCGCGGTCAGGGCAGCAGCATGGGCTGAGGCGGCCGCCGTCGCACGCGCTTGCGCCGGGATCAGCCCGTTGTTCGTAATAGCGAGCGCCACGTTGCCTTCGGCCACCAGCACTGCAGCGCGGAGTTCGTTCACTCGCGCTGCGGCCGTCGCTGATGCTGCGGCCGTCGCGGCGACATTCGACTGTGCCGATGCCAGGTTGCTCAGCGCGAGAGCGCGGTTCGCCATCATTGAGGCCACAGCACCTGCCGCGGACGCATGCAGCGCCGTGCCAAGTTTGACGGCCACGACCGTGCCCATCACGCCCGCCGCCAGGGTTAGGTTGTCGGCGAGAAGATTGATGCTGCCCGAGAGGACAGTGACTACGCCGCTCGACTGCGCCGTGGCGCCCACCATCTCCATCACGTTGTTCTTGAGCACGGTAACCGCGCCGCCGATGGTTTCGACTGAGCGAGCTTCATTACGCAGCGTGCCAAGCGCGCGTGGCAGCGCGTCGGCCAGTACCGTAGTCGTCAGCTGCCCCTGCTCCGCCATCGCGCGCAAGGCGCCGACAGGAACGCCGATACCGTCAGCCAACGCCTGCATGAGGCGTGGCGAAGCTTCGTTGACCGAGTTGAATTCATCGCCGCGCAGTACGCCCGATGCAAATGCTTGGGACAACTGCAGGATCGCCGACGACGCCTCTCCAGTCGACGCGCCCGAGACTTTCAGTGCCAGGCTCACCGATTCAGTGATGCCGGCTACTTGGGACTGGGCGATACCCAGGTCGCGCGTGCTCTTGGTGATGCTCGCATACAGCGATGCGGTAGCCGACAGGTCGGACTGCGCTGACGTCGCGATGCTGCGCACGGCGTTCTGAGCATTCGTGAATTCGCTTTGGCCGGTCGTGGCTAGCTTGAGCTGGGCCAGATACTTGCCATACTGGTCCGAAAGCTGGGCAACCGCAGCGATGCCGCCGCCAAATGCAACACTGGCCAGCGCTGCGCTAAAACCGCTCACCGAATTGCCAGCATTTCCGGCCGCTTCTTCCGCCGCCTGAAGCTGCTCGATCAGCGGGCGGGCGTCGTCAGCGACACCCAGCTGCTCGGCGCGCAGCGCGGCCAGCTGCGACGCGGTTTTCCCGATTCCATCAGCCTGCGAGCGCAGGCCGTCCAAGAAGCTGTTGCCGGCGTCGAGTTGACGCTGCGCCGCAGCCGCCTGAGCGGTTTTCCGGGTGACGGCGTCGAGCTGGTCAAGGTACGGCCGGAGCGCGGTCATATTCAGGCCGCGCGAATTGGCCAGGCTCGCGTAGAAATCTGCCCCGCTTTTCGCACCAGCATTCGCCGCAGCGGTTGCGCGCTGAATGGATGCAGCCATGGTCAGCGTCGCGCGGTCGACCTTGCCGGCTGCCGCACCGGCCCCGTCGCCTACTGCGCGCATTCCGGACGAGCTGCTCAGGTCATCCAGCGACTTACCCGTCCGCTTGGCGGTGGCAGCCAGGTTGTCGAGATTCTTGCCGGTTCGCGCGGTCGATGCATCAATACGTCGGCCGCCCTCTTCCACGCCAGTGGCATCGGTGGTGACCTTGATAATTGCTTCGTTGGTGATTGTGCTCATTCGCCGCCCATAAAAAAGCCGCCCGGCGGCGGCACTGCATTCAATCCGAGCTTCGCATT